TTGGAGCCTGCATCATAAACCACATAGTTGTTGTCATCGTTTCTATATCCGAACTTGATGGTTTGTGAACTTTCCGGGTCTTCATCGTTGAAGCCTGTGACAACATCTACTTCACCCGGTGGCAGAGGGACTGGTTGAGGTATCTGTAGAACTGAGGTTGTAGGTTCTGTTTCTCCACCAAGTACAAACTTGGAATAAGTCCGAGTCACAGTCACATCGTTGTCATCTTTGTCAAGGCTTGGGAACTTGAACTCAAGCGTGATCGAATTAGGGAACTGCGCGGTGAAGTCAAACAGCAACTTGGGGTGGCTTGCTGTTCCGTAGTACCTGCCTTGTTCTGGCTTCACGCATTCTTTCTTGGGGTTGTAGCCCACCGTGTAGCCAATAGTGTCACCGCCGTAATCTGTTGAAGTTCTCGAAGTCACAAGGGCTGGGTTCTGATCAAACAGTTGTGCAGCAGCAAAGAAAATGCCGTCACCTTCCAGTTGATCAATCTGGTCATCGGCTACGCCAGCAGGCTTCTGCCAGACGATTCGCGTGCCGTCTATGTCTGCAAGTTGCTCAAACGAGACTTGCCGTGCCGGTTGCTTCTTTTTCCATCCTCGATGCCTTAACGAAAAGATCTCGGCCAAGTTGGTGCTGCTATCGATGTCGCCATCGTCCCACCACACTTGGGGATCGCCTCTACTTGGGACGAACACAAAGTCTGAGCCGTACACGATCGGCAGACCAAAGGTTGAAGCCTGCCCGCCTTCATATATTTCTGTGCCTGTGTTGAGTTCGACCACCTCACCAAGATCAAGCCACCAACTGACATCGCTGATCAGTTGCGCACCTTCGGGCAACGGTATCACTGGTTCAACTTCAATGAACTGAACCTCTACGTTTGGAGCCTCACAGCAACAACGAACCTTGAGGTTCATGCGTCACAAGGCCCATCAACATTGACCGCAGAGTAGAACATGGCAATCGTGCGGTACTGATCGTCAGGGTCAGGGTTTCCCTTCTCGTTCGTGTCAACAGTGCAACGCAGAAGCGTCAGCATGACCAGCGGCCCGCGTGCGTCGTTCTGTGCCGTGTCAACGACAGGCCCGGAACTGACCGGACCTGCACGGTGGATTGAGGGCATGACGGCGACGTTCTCAGGATACCGTTCTAGATTTACGCCAAGCAGCGCACTGTCGCGTGTTATTGGTTGCCCGTACTCGGCTCCGTTGATGCCGGGTATGAACGTAGAGTCAGACGGCGAGTTGCCGCTTTCCCTTGACCCGTTGAACTTTGCAGCAGTCAGACCGGTTGGCGTTGCGTTGATTGCGACTTCTTCCCACGTGTAGTAGAACAGCCGCCTTGGGTTGGTGGGTTGTTGACTTGGGTTGCTGGTGTCTTGAATGAGGAAGTAGCCAGTCAGCAACGCAGGGAACGTGATCGGGTTTGGGTTTGGGACTTGACGCTGCGGCCTGACATCACCAAAGAACTGCTCGCTTTGGTAGATCGAGTTTGACATTCTTGACCACACTTCAGGCGTGAAGTTGCCAAGCCCGGTTGTAATCGGTGGTATCTGGCTCACAGTCGGATGCCTAAGTTGCGGAAGTCAAACAGTTGCGGGAACGGCTGCCGCCATCCAACACGAAACGCCTTGCCCGGATAGTTCTCCCCGCCATCGCCGTCTAGGTCTGAACCAAGCCGAATGACGTATTGGCCTTGGCGGTTGGTATCCCGATCGGCAACTTGGATGCGGTGATAGTACTCGTCATAAGCAATGACATGCTGAATGGCATACTTGGACCCAAATTGCGTATTGCCAAGAAAGCGGCTATTGGCTCCGAGATACAGCAACTGCCCAACCTTTGCACCAAGGAAGGTGTTTGAGTTTCGCTTGCCTGCATACCTGAGCAAGTCGCTCAAGAAAGACACGGCTGACGATGGGTTCGTTTCAATCTCAACATCAATCACCAGCCGTGGCTCAGTGTCAAGCACGCTCTGCGGATCACCGCCAGCATCAACGGCGATGCCTCCAATATCAGCACCAAGATCACTACCTTCATTTGGGTTGTTGAAGTCAGCCGGTGCTGCTTCTCCGCTGCCCGGCGGGCGACGGTATGCGTCTTTGAACTTGGCTTGCACTGCAAGATTCCAAGTTTGTCTGAACGATGGACCCGGCCCGATGTCAGGGCCAACCAGAGAGTCGGTGCTGTAATCCGCAGTCACGCGCCAAACAAGCGTGTTGTCAGGATCACGCTTGCCTTGGATCTTGACGCAGACCAACGTTGGGTAGTCCGGGTGGAACGATCCAATGCCAACGCCGGTCGCTTGAATTGCTTGTAAGTCAGTTGTCAGTTGGTCATCAACACTGTCAGCCTTCACAGCAAAGCGGCGTTGCGTCGTTGTGGTTGGCCCTGCTGCATCAAACTGCAAGCCGCCAGTGTCGCCGAGTTCTGTTGATGTCACGGTCATGTCAATGCTCCACCAGTCTGCTGCTGTTTGATTTGGTTTAGAACTGTCTCGATGGCCTCAAGTACCCGCGTTTGCTTTGGTGCTTCTTGGTCAGATTTGCTTTCTTGAGTCTTGACGCTTGGGCTGGCTGCCAATGCAAACTTGAACGCACCAATCGCAGTCTCTCCAACAGACTTGACGCTGAACGCTTTGCGTCTTTGCTCGTCGGCCTTGCGCTCTTCTTCTTGCTGCTTCTTGATCTGGTCTTGTTGTGCCTTTGCCAGTCGGTTTGAATCCTCCAACTGCTTCTTCAGTTGCTCAGACCGCAGCCGCAAAAACAGGTTGTTTTGCGCTTGCTGCCTCTTTGCTTCGTTCTCGGCAAGCAATTCACCAGCACCATCGACCTCTTCAAGTTTCTTCTTTCGCTCGTCAAACAGAGCATTGATGGCTTCAAGTTCCGATTCGTATTGAGACACGACTTGCAGCCGGTCAATCTCAGTCTGCAACTCGTTCTTTGCCACCTCGTCTGAAGTCTGTGCCAACTCCAACCGCAAGCGTGCTATCTCAAGTTCCTTTTCACCAATTTGCAGTACCTCATCGATTGCCTCGTTGCGCGCCCGGTTTCTTTGTTGGGCTTCGTCCATCAAGCGGTTCTGCTCTTTGATCTGGTCGCTCACCCTCTTCTCGTTGTCGATCCTTGCCTTGTTTTCTGCAAGCGCACGTTGGATCCGTGCTTGCCGTTCCAACTCGTCTGCTTGTGATTGAAGCACTTTGACGGTTTGGCTGCCACTGTCTCGGTTCTTTGCAGCCTCCTCCCTCAAGGCTTGCGCTTGTGCTAGTTGTTGGTCAAACGCTACTTGTGCTGCTTTGTTGTCTGCCTCAAGCAACAAGCCGCGCTGTCTAAGAATATCAATCTCGTTCTTTGCAATTTGCGCTCGTGCTTGTGCGCTGGTCTTGAAACCCGCTTGCTCTTTGTTTGTTCTTTCGGTTGCTTCTGCTAGTTCTTTGGCCTCGTCAGCGGCTAGACCAAGAGCAATCGCAAGTTGGCGACCGGCAGCGGCAAACTGATTGAACACCGGGACTTTGGCAAGCACGGCTTCTGTGCCTTTGTCCAGTGCATCAATGCCATCGCTTGCACCTTCAACGGCTTCACTTGCCTCGTTGAATCCTTGAGCAAGGCCGCCAACGATTGCGCCAATAGCAGCAAAGCCAGCAACCACGCCAAGGGCTGCTGACAGTTGGCTTTGGAATCCTTGCACCGCACCAGTGGCCTCAAAGAATCCACCCTTGGCTTGTTGGGCCGCCTGACCAATCTGCTGATCGGCCTGCGCAACCTTTTGCTTTGCTTGGTTCAGCCCTTTCTCAAGCGGGCCAATATTCGCTTCGACTGCAACAGTCAGGGAGCCAGCAGGTAGGTCAGCCACATATCACCTCAACTTGATGAACTCTTCGACTTGCCCAAGCAGTCCGTTCCACTCAGGCAATGTTAGTTCTATCGGCTCACCGACGCCGGGAAAGAAGTGGGCAAGCAATGCACGTTCGCGTGTCCAATCACGCTTCACCCAACTCAAGCCCGGCGTCAGCCTTGATCGTCCGGCTTGATCTCCTCAAGATCCGGGTCAGTTGCTTCAGGCTGTTCGTTGCCTTCTGCGAACGGATTCCAAAGCCCGCACACTTCTGCCGACGCTGACGCAAGTTCACCAAGATCGCTGATTGCATCAAGCACATCAGGTTGCTGCTTTGCACCCGTCAAGGCTGCACCAATGAACAGACGCGCACCAAGTTCGGTATACGCCTGCCGCTTGACTTCTGTGCCTTGGTCCCATGCTTGTCGCATCTCGGACACCTTCGCCACGGTCTGCTCGTTGTTCAGGCCCACGGCTTGGCAATCGCTGATCATCTCTTTGCGCCGCACCTCAAAGATGCGTTGCCCTACCTCATGGATCTGGCGAACCGTCAGGCGTGGCACAGTGAACTCTTGCCCGTCAAGTGTGATCGTGACTTCTTTGATCATGTCATTCCTCTCAAGTGTGGCGGCAGCGAGACTGTGGTTTCCGTCCAGTCCCGCCGCCGCTTGGTTTCAATACTGACCAGACGGTTGATGTCATTGGTCAAACGATAGAGCGAGATGGCACAACGCTGTGCCTCCTCAAGTGTTTCAGCCGAGGAGCCGCACTTCCTCGTGATGATCTTGCCAGTCTTCAGCCCTCTGAACTGTACGACCGACACCCAATCATCGGGCGACTTCTTTGCCATGCTTAGGTTTCATCCCAAGTCAAGGTGATGTCACCAGTAGACTCGCCGTCAACACTGATCGAGGCATCACCGCCTTGCGTGCTGGTAGGTGACACGTTGCCAATGACAGCCTTGAACGACCACTGACTCAAAGCCTTGCTGGTCGATCCGGTTTGCAAAGTCACATCCTCACCAACTTTGTTGAACGCCAAGATATCGGTTGAAGTTGGCATCGGCTCTGTTGTTGAGTCGTTGTCTTGCATGATGCCAGAAGCAGAGAATGTGCCGGACATAAGGCCACCACGCTTCTGTGCAAACGCATCAGCAAACGAGGTGACATCAGAGACAACCTGCGAGAAGGTTGCTGACCAAGTGTTGAAGAGGATGTTGTGGCTCGCAACGGTGCATTGACCGTCTGACCCGGTGATACGGTTTGAAGGCATATTTGGTCCTTTAGGTGACGGCCCCAGTGCGAAGCCTGAATTCAGTGATGACTCTTAGGTACTCGCCCTCCACTGAGCGGATACCGTCGTTGGTACATTCGATTTTAGCACGACCGTGGTTGTCAATCGTTGGCGTGCCGTTCTGCATTAGGTCGAACAGTTTGGTTTGGAGTGCGCCCAAGGCTGCCATACCGTCTTGCTTTCTGTTGTAGATATCGACTTGAAACAGATAGTCCTTGATAGTGCTGCCGTTGAAGGTCTGCTCAAACGGTGCGCTGATCAACTGGAAAATGCACAACGGCACGGCTTCCATGCTTGGTGCTTCTTGCTCGTAGATCCGGCCACCGACTGCGACGAAGAACCCGTTCACGTTGAGTTGCTGGCTTATCAGTTGCGTGTAGAACGCTTTCACAACGTCTTGGCTCATGCCCGCCCACCTTTCGCGGCTAACTTCGCAAACGTCCGCTTGGCTTCTGCCGTTGCAGCCTTCTGCATTTTCTTCTTAGATCGGTCGAGGGCTGGACGCATGTACGGCCGAGCGGCCTGAAATACGGTGCGGCCTTTGCCATCTGTGCCAGCAAATCCATACTCCAACCGGCGGGCGTAGACTAATTTCGTGCCAACGCGAATCGAAGGCTTCGGTCCAAAGTTCTTGCTGTCGTCGATCTGGATGCTACGACCAAGCGTGCCAGTCTGCTTGTGCGGTGGGTTTGGCGGTCGTGATGGCGCGCCCGGTCCACCTTGGTTCAGGTCAACTTTGATTTGACGTTGAAGCACGACAGCCGCAGCAGACAAGGCATCCTTCGCCATTGCCTCTGCAATTCTCTTGCCAAGCATGATGTCGAATTCATGGCTCATGCTACCGCCGTCGAGTCCTCTGTACAGTCAACCACAACGTGAGCCAGCGATGCAGCACCAGCAAACATGCCGGGCTTGATCACGCCGACCACTTCCAAGAA